CGATGTAGGCCGTCCCGTCGGGCGCGGCGTAGATCCCGCTTACCATGTGCTTGACGATGCGTGGTTGCCGGCGCACCCCACTCCATACGTCAAACGTCCCGCCCACACTGGCCAGCAGCGTGCTGTCTACACCGCCCGTGCTCACGTCCTGTTCGGGGTTGTAGAGCGGCAGCGGTACGCCGTCGAACTCGTAGATCTGATAGCTGCTCATCGTAGACCCGCCGATCTGAGCGCACTCAATACGCCGTCCCGCACAGCCAGGCCGGCGCCGGATGCGTCCCCGCCCGATACATTGATCGTGATGTTGATCGGCCCACCCGCCACAGCCCCGGCGGCTGGCGTCGTGATGCCGCCCATCATCCCCTGCAGCCCGGCGTTGATCCCGCCGGTGAGGTCCGCCAGTGAGTTGCGAATGCCTTCGCCGATCCCGGCGGCGAACGGCTGGCCGATCTCGTCCGCGGCCACGCTGCTCGGGCTGTGGATGCCCAGCAGGTTTTTAGCGGCGTCAAGCGCATTGCTGGCGGCCTGACGCGCGGCGTCGGCAATCGCCCCGGCGCCGTTGCGAATGCCGTTGGCGATGCCGTCGATAATGCCGCGCCCGATCCCGCCCCAGTCCACTTCGCTGAACCACTGCCGGATGCCGTTGACAATGCCCCGGATGATGGTCTCGAAAAACCGCCGCCAGTCATTGAGAATGTTTTCGAGCGTGTCGCCGGCGCCTTCAAAGTCGCCGGTGAGCAATTGCAATGCCACCTGCACGATATTGAGGATGGTCCGAAACTGCGTCTCCCAAAACATGGCCATCCAGGACAGGAGCGTGGTGACCACGTTGGTGATCGTCTGACCGTGCTCGTTCCAGAAGCCCTGGATCGCACCCAAGACGGTTTGGACGATCTGCTGGATGCGCGGCATGTTCTGGTCCATCCAGGCTTTGAAGAAGTTCATCGGGGCGAAGGCGCCGGTATCGACCGAAGTTTTGAACCGGCCAAAGAATTCCTGCGCAACGGCCACCATGGCCATGATGGCCGCACCCATCTGCACTAACCCAGGCACGATGCTGTCTTGGATAAACGCCGTGAGCGGCGGCAACACCTGCTGTACGATGCTGTTAAACGCATCCGCCATCGCCGTCGCCGCGGGCACAACCTGCTCGCGGATGAACGCCGACAGCGGTGGCAGGTACTGTTGCACCAGGCCGTTAAACGCCGTGGTCAACGTGAGCATGACCGGCAGCAGCGCCTCACCTACCGTCGTCTTGAGGTTGGTCATTTGCGCGTCCAGGATGCGCTGCTGATTCGCCAGGCCTCCGGACGTGCGGGCGAAATCCCCCTGTGCCAGCGAGGTCTGCTCATAGATGAGTGCCTGCGCTGCCAATACCTTTTGCTGCGGTGTCAGCGCCTCTTTGGTCGTGGAGATAATGCCCATCTCCAAAGCCTTTTGGCGCATGCTGGCATCGTCTAAGAGCACCCCGTACGCGCGCATCGGCTCCGCCTCGCCGCGCAGCGCCGCGCCGATCGCCTCGATCGCTTGCTCTGGTGAGGTGTTGTTGAATGACGCCAGGTCCGACGCAAGGCCGACGAAATTGGTAGAGAAGGATTGCAGGTCCTGCCCACTGAGACCCGCGCTCTTGCCGAAGATGGCGAAGGTGCTGGCTGCATCCAATGCCTGCTGTTTGGACTGCCCAAACGCAGTCGCAGCATTTTCCGCCCACGACAGCACGCCGTCGGACGCATCGCCGAACACGACGCCCACCTTGGACGTGGTCTCGCCCATATCGCTGGCGGCCGCCACTGCATCGCCCATGTAGCCGACGGCCTGTTGTGCGGCGCCCGCAATGGCGTTGAACCCGGCCATGCCGACGCCCATCAGCGCACCGTTGATCATCGATCCCCAGCCGCTGATCTGGCTCTTGCCCTCGGCCAGCCCCTTTTTTAGGTTGTCGTCATTGGTCGATAGATAGGCTACCGCGTCCGCCAACCGTACAGCCATTAGAGCGTTACTCCCAACATGCCCAGCATCTCTGCCGGCGTTACCCGATCGCCTCTGCCGCCTTGCGTGCTGCCCAGCGCATCGGCCACCACGGAGAGCAGCAGCTGCGCCTCAAACCGCTTGCGCCGCACGTAGGCCCCGAGCAGCCTGGCTGTGGCAATCTCGTCCAGCCAGGCCGCGGCGTCGGGCCATGTGGCGGCCACCAGCTCGTCTACGTCGTCGTGGTAGGAGTCGGCTGCGCACCATTCGCCGCCAACCGCTGGCCAGCCTGTGACAGCCTGGCCAGGTCCCCGACGAAAGGGTACGCGAGGCCCATTACTGCCTTAAGCGCCTCCAGTACCTCGTCACTGTAGGCCGTGGTCTCGACCTCGTCCGCCTGGATCGCCAACTCCGGTGAGTAGTCGAACAATAGTTCGAGCATCGTATCCGGTGCATCCAGCAGCAGCGGCGCAATGCGCTGCAACAGATCCACGACGTCCGCCGGCGTGTTGAGCTCGATCTTGTCGTAGTTCTGGAGCAGCAGGAGGATCGGCGCCAGCAGCGTTTGCAGCCGCTTGCGCCACTCTGCCTCCGCGCGCATCGGCAGCTGCTTGACGCTGTACTCCTTGCCGCCCAGCGTGACCGTTACACTCCGCATAGTTCCTCGTTTCCCGGGAAACGCGTCCCGTCGTTAGCTGGTCTTCCAGGCCGTGACACGCTGGAACGAGAACAGTTGCTGCCCGCTCGTCTTGGCTGTGTCGGCAAGCGCCATGATTTGCAGCGGCACACCCGCCGCCGCCTTCTTGGCAAACGAGAGCTTGCCGTTCAGGACGATATTGCAGCGGTACAAGAACAGGCGCACCGGCATCTGCCGGTTGGTCGGGTCCAGGATGTACCCCTCGAAACCCACCTGATACTCAGGCAGGTAGATCTCGCCACCACCCTTGAGTTCTTCATAACCATGCTGCGCCGCCCCGGCCGCCGTGGTGCTGACCGTCTGCGAGCTGCCCATGGCCAGCTTGAGGTTGGTGGCGGTCAGCTCCGCCAGCGTGGTCTCGACCGTCATCGTCTCCTTGGTTTTCTGCCGCTTGACGATGTTGGCGATCTGCTCGACCTCCAGCTCAAATGTCTCGATCTCATACGACAGCTCGACCGGATTCAGCGTGTAGCCGAAGTTCGTCCAGCCGGCGCCCCACGACGCGCCGAACGCCACCGTGGTCTCGTCCGGCAGCGTCGTGCCCGTGGCCGAATACCAGATGTTGGCGGGTGCGATCATGATGTCAGTTGCAGCCATAAATCCTCCTAGTAGGTCACCCACCCCTCATAGGTAAGCGACACGATCCACATGTTCAACTCTTGCATATAGTCCGGCTGCCATCCCGCACGGGAGAGCGGCCGCAGCGTGGTAGCGCCGTCACGCGCCGCCAGGCCATCCAACGCACCATCCATGGCCACCGCCAGGTTATGCGCGTCCGTCTCGGTATGCGCCAGGGCATGCACCGTGAGGATGACGCGCTGCAATGGCGCCGTGCCCTCGCTGCTCTCCCCCAGCTGCACGATGTAGACGACGGCCGGCAGTTCGGTGTCCTGGTCCTTCTCCACAGGCAGCACGCGGTTGGCCGCGATCGCCGCCACTGCCGGAGTCGCAGTCAGGGCCGCAAACACGACGCCGCCGACGTTCACAACTCACCCCGCGGCATGGCGGCCTCAATGCCATGGCGGAGAATTTTCGCCATTTCTTCGACGGCCGTCTCGCGGCTCGCATCGATGGCCGGGCCGAGAAATGGCTGGGCAGCGTGCGAGCTGTAGCGGCTGCGCTTGCGATAGACGCCATCCGCCAGCTTCAACGCCGCCCGTGTGCCGCGCTTCTTGCGTGGTGCAATCACTCCAGACCGTCTGCGCCCTGACTCCTGCAAGTGCGCGTGTGGCGCCGAAAAGCCCACCGTCACGCCGTCCTCCGGAGGAGTCTTCTCCTTGCGCCAGTAGGCCCGGCGCACGTAGGTGCTCTGTGACCTGGTAGACACGTAGGCCGATCTCACCAGGTTGCCCGTGCGTCCGCGTGGCGCCCGGCGTACTGCCGCCCGAGATACGACTGTGCCCATGGCGAAGAGTGCCTTGTCCCCGTGCTTCTTGACGGCGGCGAGGAGCTGGTCTCCGTAATAGGCTGTCTGCACATGACGCTCTGGCACTAGACCACCTCCGGATCGCCTTCGATCTCCTGGCACTGGCAGACCAGCGTGCGCCGCCGGTTGTCGGGATCAGGCGTGGCGAGGAGTGACAATACCCTGTCGCCCCACTTGATCCGGTGCGCGGCGGTCAGGTCCGCTCGGTAGCGCAGCGTCACCACGTGCGAGATGGTGGCTACCGTTGCCTCGTTGGCAGTACGCTCGCGGCCCGTCGGCGTGCGGACGTCGGCCCAAACTGTGGCCACATCTGCCCAGCCGGGCACACGTGCCCCGCGGGCGTTGGTCGTGGTTGTAGCCTGTTGGATTGTTACCCGCTGGCGCAACTGTCCTGCGCGCATATCACCACCAACTCACCCGATCACCACCCAGCAGCGCGTCGATCGACTGCGGCAGTTGCGTCGCAATTGTGCCCACCACCACCGCCTCACGGTTTTCGTACAGGTGCCCTACCGTGAGCAGCACCGCCTGTTTGTAGTTGACAGGCACCTGGTCCGCCGCGCCATACCCGGCGACGTAGCGCACCACCAGCGACGGCCCCGGCATGAGCGACACACTGGGCCATGCTTTGTTGGGCTTGAGCACTATCAGCCCGGGCTCTACACCCGCATAGACCACGTAGTCACTGCTTGGCACCGTGCCGGCGTTGCCGGCGTCATCGGTATAGGAGATGCTTTCGACACTTACGAGCGGCGGTGTGGGCAGATGCAGCCTGGCGCCGGGCCAGCATGTGAGCCGCAGTTCCAGTGTGCGCGATACAAACGCCCGCCTCGCGGCAAGCTCACAGACGATGCGCCCTGCGACGATGCGCCCTGCGATATAATCGTCCTCTTCCGTGCCATCCACTCTCAGATGCAGTTTCGCCTCATCCAGCGAAACCGGCTCCTCCGTTGGCTGCACTGCGACCGTCACCTGACCGTCGTACATGACTACCCTCGCTTGCGCCCTGCTCGCGGCAGCACTGCTGCCTCTGTGCCCCCCTGTACGGCCGCCATCTCCGGCTGCGCCTGTTCGTCGATCACAGGCACCGCCATGTGCGTGGCGACGTGCAGACGGCCGAGCTCGTCCGGTACATCGTAGATGCCCCCCTCCTCCCGGACGGTGAAGGAGGGCATTTCCACGATCCCTACCAGCATCCGGATCCGCATTAGCTGGCCGGATGCGTACCGTACTGAATGGCCTCTGCTACCAGCACCTTGTAGATCAGGCGCGTGTAGAAGAACATGTTGACCTGGCCGTTGGCTGCGCTCGAATACGGGTCGCGCAGCATGGTCAGCCCGGCGCCCTCGCGTCGGCCGACATACGAGAAGTTACCGAAGATCAGGGACTTCTTGCTGGCAGCCACCGCCTCAACGCTCTCCGAGTTGAAAACCGGATACCCCCACAGCGTGTTCTGCCCGCCGGCCGGCGTCGGTACGAACTGGAACGCGCTGCCGGTCAGTGCCCGGTAGGCCCCATCCGTCGCCCGCTTCATCACCCACGACGCGCCGTCGGCGTATTCGCCTTTGAGCGCGTAGACCAACTTGGGCACGTCGGTGGCCGTGGCGGCCGCGGCTGCGCCCAGCGCGCTGGACGTGCCGCCGGCGAGGGCAGCCGCTACCAGCAGGCTGTTCTCGGTGAGTGCCAGCGCCCGGCCCACATAGTTGTTCAGGAAGTTGATGATCTGCGCGTCTTCGTCTTCCAGGAGCTCGGCCGAAAGCTGGATCTTTTTGGTGTACTTGACCAGCGTCATGGCGACCTGACCCAGTGCCGGTGCGTCCCGGTCAAACGCGGCCGCTTCAGCCGTGCTCACAAACACGTTCGCCGTGCCGTTATCCACCGGCACGTTGACCGTTGTGGCCCGGCCTGGCATCGGCATGACGCCCAGCGGGCCATACAAGGCCAACGCGTCGCGCTTGGCAACGATGCCGTTGTACAGGCCAGTCGGCACGGCATAGCCGCCGTCGGCCGATGTGCCGATGTTCATGTCGGTATCGTTCGACGCGCGCTGCTCACGCAGGCCGGAGTCGTCGCCGGTGCGCAGGTAATGCGCCACCGCTCGTGCCTCACTGTCGCCGCGGCCGATGCGCAGCAATGCAGGCGCCTGCGCACCCGGCTTGCTGGCACGCGTCGCCGGCAGCGCAGCACTGCGCTCCGCATCGTCGACCGCAGCCAGGCGATCGATCTGCGCGTCAATCTCACCCACCTCGCCCTGCAAGCGGTCAAACTCGGCCGCCTCGTCCTCTGTCATGCTCTCCTGATCGGTCAGGCTGCGCATGCGGCCGACGGCCACACCGCGCTTGGCGATCAACTCTTCACGCTTCATAATGTCTCCCCTTGCCTATTCGGCTCTAGTCAGTTTGTCAATCAGCGCCAGCCGTCGCCGCCTCATTGCCACGAGCGCCTGCCCGTGCTCCGCGTCGCCCCGGCCGGCAGCTGCCCTGAACTGCTCCGGGATGGTTGGCATATCACCCAACGGGCCATGGGCCCGCGCCGATACCTCAGTGCCCTGGTAAGCCGGGAACGTCACCGGGCTCACGTCGAACAGTTTGACTTTGCGCAGCGTGCGGATCAGCATGCCGCTGGCGTCCTGGTCCCACGCATCCTCCAGGACCTCAAACCCGAAACTCATTTGATCGACGTCCCCGCGGCCGATGCTCTCTAACGCATCACGCCCAGCCTGCGTGTTGGGCACGTCAATCTCAACTCGCAGCCCGTGGGCATCTTCCGCCATGCGGAGTGTCCCCGCCTTGGTGCGGCCCAGCGGCAGGTTGGTGTCATGGTTCCAAAGGGCACGCACGTCGTCAGTAAGCGACGCGGCAAACGCGCCGCGGTCAATCTTCTCGCGGAACATGCCATACAGCAGCACCGACAGCTGATCAAAGACAGCCGCATAGCCGTTGAGCTGCGGCGCCTGGCTGCCGTCCCCTTCAACCTCTGCCCGGATCTCCGTCTGAAAGAAGCGCCGTTCCATGTCTACTCCTTCATTGCCCGCACGACGCAGTCACAGCCGCCATGCAGGTGGCCGCTGCGGATGTTGCGCTTGATCACCATCGGCGCGTCGCCGCCATCCAGCGCCGTGCCCTCACTCACGAAATACTCGTCAATCCCCACCACGCGGCCGTTGAGCTGCTGGCAGAACGGGCACGATTTGCCCGACGCCATCCAGCCGATTTTGCGCACCTGGTACGCGCCGTAGGAAGCGATCACCAGGGCGTTGAGCCCCTCAAATGCGTTGCGGTCTGCGACCTTGGCGGGCTTGGTCTCTTCCCACCTGGTGAGGCGTTCGTCAATGGCCGCCACGGGATCGGCCCCGCTGGCCAGCGCCTCGTCCAAGACAATCTCCAGCTGCGTGCGGCTGCTGGCCGCCCAGCCATTGCCGAGCGCCGCCAGGTACTCCGCTACGAACGTTCGTAGTTCGTCGGTGAGGCCCTTCGACTTCTTGCCCAGCTCGGCACTGGCCGCCAGCATGGCCTGCCGCGCATATGCCAGCATGGCGGCGCGGAAGTTCTCTTCCACTACACCGTTGAAATTCAGGTACAGGCGCCGGATCTCTTCAAGGAAGTCGTCACTGGCGCGCTGCTTGAGATGCTTTTGCGCCAGCTTGCGGACGTCGCGCACCTCGCGCCGCGTCACCCGCAGCGCAATGTCTTCCAGCACCGGCTCCATGGCCCGCGCCATTTCGACGCGCGAGAGGCGCAGGTTCTCGGTTTCCTCGTCCGGGTCGCCGTCGGCACGTGTCTCATGGACACCGGCGCCGCAGCGGCCGCACGTGCAGCCGTCGGCGTGGTCATCGCGCAAATAGCCGCGCACGGCGTTGGCGGCCGCCGGCGCAGATGGGCCCTTAAGCGCCTGTTCTACAGGCACCATGTTCAGGGGCACGAAATAGGTGTCCCCGTTGGGGATCGGGTTCATGTCTTCCAACTCGCGAACGTCGTTAATGCTGAACCAACCCCACTGCAACCCCGACGTGTAAAACGCGGCCCGGCTGGCGTTGTCGCCGCGCAGGCGCGCCTGCAACTTGTGCTTTGCGTAGTAGCGTTTGCGTTCGTCCGGAGTGAGCAGGTCGCGAGCGATCGCCTTCTCCCAGGCCACCAGCCAGGGCATAAGCGAATCAATGACGAACTGCATGGACAGGTGTTCGATGTTACTGAACGTTGCCCGGTCCAGGTCGTTAATCATGTGGCTGGGCACGCGGAACAGCCCGGCAATCTCGCTGCGAGTCAGCTTCTGGGACTCCAGGAACTGCGCATCGGACTGCGGCACGCCGATGCTGGCGACGTCTAGGCCCTCTTCCAAGATCGCCATCTTGTTGGCGTTGGACGGCCCGCGATGGCGCTCTTCCCACGATTCCAGCAGCCGTGCATACGCTCGGTCGGACAGTTTTCCCGGGTGCTTGAGCACGGCGCCAGGCTGCGCGCCATTGTCGTAAAATGCCTCTTCAAACCGCTCCATAGCGACCTTGCGCTCAAACGTTCTGCGCGCCAGGGCGATCGGCGAATAGCCGACTAGGCCATCGTCCGCGAGGCCACGAATGTGGAGGATCTCCGCCTGGCGGAACGTGCGCTTTTCGCCGCTGGCCTCCGTGTAAGGATAGAGCAGCTCGGAGCCGTCGGGCGCCAGCACCGGTTGCTCCATGCGGTTCGGTGCCAGCGGCCATATTTCGATCCAGCGGCCGCTGCGGTCGGGCACCTTCTGCCCGTACGCGTTGCCCCACGCAGCTAGATGGCCCTGGAGCGTCGCACGCAGATCCACGTCAGTCATCCATGGATTAGGCAAGTCATGCAGCAGCGTATAGAGCGGATGCTCCGTCGCGGCCCGCGTGCCCCGGCCATCCCGCGCCCGCAATTCCAGCGGCAGCGTAGACACCGACTCTGCCAGCACGCGCACGCATGCCAGCACCGCAGCGATCTGCAGCGCGCTGCCAGGCGTGACTGTCCCGCCCCCGCGCAGCCACTGCACGATGTTCGCATCGCTGCTGCGTAGTTCAGACCGTATGAGAGATCGGATGATACCGCGCGCCATGCCCCCAGCGTAGCGAATTCACCCGCCCCTGCCTATCGTCCAGTGGTTGATTTTTGCGCGCACAATAAAATGGCCGCTGATCTCATGTGAGACCAACGGCCAAAGTGAAGGAGCCCCTATCAAAATAGGGGCTCGTGTGCTCCCCCGAAGGCGGGTTTGGGCCCACCAGCACACGAGCCTGGCACCAGCATAGCACACCAATGCTGCCGATTCAACCCCTAGACGACAACTCTATAGCGCATCAGCGCGAGCCTCAGATCGTGTAAATTGTCGCCCACGAGCGGCATAGCTGCCACGTCACCGCGTGAGAGGATCGCCACCGCCTCACGCACCGTCGGCGCCACATAGACCGACGCCATCGACGCAACCGGCGCCACGGACATAAGCGCATTGCCTGCCACCTGAAGGATCACCCAGTGGGTGTAACCGTCACTGACCATTCGCCTGCCCCGCCCGTGCTGCCTGCACAGCCAGCTCTAATGTCGAGCTGGCGCCCGTCTTATCCCGCATGTGCGAGATGTGCGTCTTGACCGTCGAATGACTGACGCACAGCTGCGCGGCGATCTGCGTCGGCCGCATGCCGCGCCCCAACAACTCGACCACCTCTCGCTCTCGCTGCGTCAATTTCGACATGTCCACAGTCCCCTCGATCTACTTGCGTGCCCCGCTCGTCATGGCCAGCATTACCCCGCCGACGATTAGCACCGTGCCCACGTAGGCCAGCACCGCCGCCCAGCCCCACACCAGCCCCACGGATACGCCCAACAATGCCAGGCCCAGCACGATCGCCAGGTCCGCACCGTCAACCAGCTGCAGTAGCCTCATAGGCTCCGGATTCCTCTCTCGTCATACACCGATGCCGCTGCGTCCGGGTCGTGCCGCGTCGCCCGGTCAAGGGCCATGATCATGGCCACTACACCGTCAATCCTCTCAGTCGATTTGGCTTTGCTGGGCTTGCAGTTGCCCGCGGCATCCTCTTCCGCCACAACGTTGTCGATCATCCACGCCAGCGGTACGTTGCCGCCGTGCGCAATGCGCCGGGACAGCACCAGCCGCTCCAGTTCCTTCATGGGCGCGGACATGCTGGCGAAACCCTGGCCGAACTGGACCACCTCCATGCCCCGGCTTTGCAGCTCCTGGATCATCTTGGTGGCGCCCCAGCGGTCAAAGGCGATCTCGCCAATGTCGTAGGCTTGCGCCAGTTCGTCGATCTCCGCCACGATAAACTCGTAGTCGATCACGTCCCCCGGCGTCGTCTTCATCCAGCCCGAGCGCACCCACGCGTCATAAGGCACCCCATCGTCGTGGCTGCGTCGGCGCATGGATTCGCCCGGAATCCAAAAGCGCGGCAGCACCATGTAGGGCTCGTCCGGCCCGGCCGGCGGGAACACCAATACAAATGCCGATATGTCAGTCGTCGAAGAGAGGTCCAGGCCGCCAAAACAGGTGCGGCCCCGCAGGCCTTCCACGTCTACCGGCAGCGCACACGCCCGCCAGGCGTCGGGATTCATCCACCGCGACTCGGCCTGCGTCCACACGTTGAGATGCAGCCGCAGAAAGGCATTGAGCGCGCTGGGCATCTCCCGCGCCTTGGCGGCCTTGCGCTGCAAGTCGTCAAACTTCACCGACACGCCCAGATTTGGATTCGCCTTCGCCCAACAGGTCTCGTCCTGCCAGTCGTCGCCTTCGTCGATCGCATAGATCACGCCGAAGTGGGTGTCATCGTCCACTACCTGCGCCAGCACCTTTTGGGTGTAGTCGTGCAGCTCATAGCACAGCGTGGTGCGATCATAGCCCGCCGTCGTAATCGCCAACATGAGCGGCTGCCGCCGGGCGCCTGTGGCCGTTTCCAGGACGTCCCACATGTCCCGTCCGCGCCACGCGTGCACCTCGTCAGCAATTACGCCATGCACGTTGAGCCCGTCCAGGCTGTCCGAGTCTCGGCCGAGCGGCTCAAACTTGGCGGCCGTCTGCGGCACGTTGATGTTGTCCTTGACCACCCGCATGCGCCGGCGCAGCAAAGGCGCTGCCTTGACCATGCGTGTAGCCTCAGCATGCGCAATCCTCGCCTGGTCGCGCTTGGTGGCGGCCGTGTAGATCTCCGCACCCGGTTCGCCGTCGGCGTCCAGCAGGTAGAGTCCGACGCCCGCCGCCATTTGCGTTTTGCCGTTCTTGCGACACACCTCGAGGTAGGCCGTGCGAAAGCGCCTGTGGCCATCCTCGCGCATCCAGCCGAAGACGATCCACAGGATTGCCTGCTGCCAGGGTTCGAGCTCGAACACCTGGCCCGACCACTCGCCTTTGTTGTGGCGCAAGAAGCGGTAGAAGTCGATCACGTGCTGGCCGGCGTCCTCGTCGAAGTGCAGCCCCCGTTCGTGTGCGGCTGCCAGGTCGCGCCGATGGCGTTCGCACATGGCGCGTGCCCACCTGCCGGCGACAATGCGCCCGGCGATCACGTCGTCTATGTACTGTTCTGCCGGGTGCTTATTTGCCCCGCTTGTACTCTTCATAGGGATCGACCGTTTCGGGTTCCGGCACAGAGATGCGCGAGCGCGCCGCCGGCGTCATGCCAAACTCAGTCAGTAACCTGTGCATCTGCTGGATGCACTTGTTCACGATCGACAGCGCCGGGTTGATGATCGGATAACCGTTCGGGCTGTCCACTGTCAGCCCCCGCTCGGCAACATCCTGCGTCGCCTGCTGATACCGGACTGCTATTTGGCAGTAGACCGCAATGGCATCCGCATCCGCACTGGTCAGCACCTGCATCGCTCGCAGCTCGCGGGTGATCCTCTTCCACTCCCGCAGCTCCGCCTCCGACAGATACGATGGCGGCTTCGGTCGCGCCTTGCGGGGTTTCGGCTCCGCCGGATTCAGCGGCCGCCGCCCCGGATTGCCCTCCAGTTTCTTGATCGCCGTTGGTTTCGGCGCCGGTCCAGGCATCGTCATACCTCCCAAAAAACACACCGCCCCTACGCCGGCGGCGCCCTCTGCGTGCCCACTGCGCCATGATTTTGACTCCCCCCCTATCCGCAACTTGCGCCCGAAAATAAATGACTTCGGCGCCGGTCTAGTCCCAAGACCCCCCAGGGATTGCCACCCCCCCTCCCGTCACCCGCCGGTGTTCGTGACCTTGGAGTGACAGGAGTGACAAAGCGCCTCAAGATTGCTCTCCTCATCGCAGCCGCCGTCGCGCTTTGGGATCAGGTGATGCACGTCTGTGGCCTCTGTCACGCGCTTTTCACGCTCACACTGGGCACACAGGGGATGGGCACGCAGGTACATGGCCCGTACTCGCTGCCACCGCCCGCCGTAGCCACGCCTGGCAGCTGTGCCGCGGCGTTCGTCGACCGACGCGTCACGCACCTTGCGCAGTGGCCCGCACACTGAGCACACCCCATGGCGCACCGAGCCCGGGCACCCCGATCGACGGCACGCACTCGCAGGACGGCTAGGCATACTGGTTTCCCGGGAAACGCATCAGGCTACCGTCCTCGCCATCCACACCAACAGGCAGGCGCCAGCCAGGCCGAACAGCAGCCAGGCCACACAGCACAGCAGCGCCACCGCAGTCATGCACACCGCACCCTGAACAGCGGCTCCAGCCTACTGCCCTGACCATCGCTGTACAGCACCGCCACCTGGTACGTGTGGCCTATGGTGAGACTCTTCAGCGCCGGCAGCACAATGGCCCCATCCTGCACGGCCGCACCAGCTGCGCCGGGCATGACGGTCTCCGTGCAGGCTTGGCGCGTCGTCTGGTCCGTGACCGTCACCGAGACCACGCTCACGGCTCCCGGCGTGACCTGGATGCGATAGGGGATCTCCTCGTTCGGCCCCTGCGTTTGCAGGCCCTCCAAAACTAGGCGGCTCATGCGGTGCGCAGCTCCAGGTCCTGGAGCGTGATCGGCTGTCCGCTCGACACCGACAGCGGCCCCGACAGGTCCCACCAGGCAAACACCTGGCGGTTGGCCGCTGTGGCATTGTCGTCAGTCAGCACGGCATAGTAGGCGCCGGCGCCGGACGCCGGCAGCGGGCCGCCGCTCGCTGTCCACACCAGGTCCTTGATCTGCACGATAGCCCGATCATTGGCGTCGTCTTCGGTGGACACATCCCAGTCGGTCGTGTTACGTGCCACGGCGACGCCGTTCGTCGTGTAGCCGTTGCCGGCGGCGATCTGCGTGAGCTCGCCAAGTGTATTTGTGTCGGCCGTCGGCACGACGGCGTTGGTGATGAGCGCCACGTAGAACGTCGCAGGCGGCGTCGCACCCCGATACACGATGTCATTTTCGAGCTTGCGCCCGCGGTTGGTTTTCCCAGATGCCATGTCAATCCCTCTCGAATGTCAGTCTCAAATTGCGTACAGCTGTCAGCCCCAAATCTCTATCCGCATGCAGCACCAGGTTGCGTCTGGCGTGCAGCGTGACCACTGCCACGATGATGCCTAAGAGCACAGACGGCCCGGCGGCACTCGCCGCCGCCACTGCCGGCGCCGGCACAACCACGACCGCACCGCGCACCACGATCGGCGCAATGGCAACGGCCGCTGCGATAGCCGGCGGAGGCGTGACCAACAGCGCCCCGCCCGTGTCAACGGTGGGCGGCATGGCGGCGGCGACTGCGACAGCCGGCGGAGGTGTCACCGTTACCGCACCCCGCACTACCACAGGCCCAGACGCACTGGCTACTGCGACGGCCGGAGCCGGTGTCACCACCAAGCCAGCGCCTACGTTGGGTGCCACAGCCGTCGCCACTGCAACAGCCGGTGGCGGAGTGACCGTCACCGCCCCGCGCACGACTGTTGGTGCGACAGCAGTGGCAACCGCAACAGCCACTGCCCCGCGCACGTACAGCGGCGCCAGAGCCGTCGCCACTGCTACAGCAGGCGACGGCGTGACCGTAATCGCCCCGCGCACCACAGTTGGCGCCAACGCACTGGCACTGGCCACGGCGGCCGCCGGCGTTCGCGTGATGGCTCCACGCACTACCGTTGGCGCAATGGCGGTTGCCGCAGCAATAGCGGCTGCCGGCGTGACTGTGACCGGTGTGCCGCCACCCTCGGTGTAAGTGATACTCAACACCGCAACGCTGTCGATGTTGTAGGAGTAATCGCCGAAACCGGCAAACGCCTCATCCTCCGATCCGGTCCAGAGTTGGACGATGCCTAGTGCGTTGCCGCTCCCCCAGCCGCTGCGATTTACGATCTCCTGCACGATGCCGGCGACGTTGAATACATTGGCGCCTGTTGTTACCGTCGTTAGCGCCGTGCCGGCCGTTGTCGGCGTGATCGTCCGCGGACGGTTGCTGCTGCTCCACGCGGCAGCGCTGTCGGCGGCCACACCGTACAATGTCATCTGCAGCGCCGTGCTGCTCGTGGTCGTGGTCAGTGTCAGCGTTGCGCTGTTGATGGTTGCACCCTGCGGCACAGCCACCGCCTGCCAACGATACCCGCCCTCCCACGGCGCCCCCGCCCAGTAGCCGAGGTTCATGGGCCACATGGCATAGGCCATGGACCCCGAAATCTCGCGGACGTCATCGTTGGTGTCGACTATGGAGTACGTGACGGTAGTCATTCCACCACCAGGTGCGGCCTGTAGCGCCGCCACAGCTCGATCACGTCGTCAGTCGCCACCAGGCCGCCAAACAGCGCCCACGTAATTGCCGTCATGCGATTCGGCACCTGCAGCTGCGCGAGGATGTGCGCAATATGCTCGCGCACCGTCCGCTCCGAGATGATCAGCGCGTCGGCGATCTCCTGCGAGGTGAGCCCGGCCGCCAGATAGGTCAACATCTCGGTTTCGCGTGGTGACAGCTGTGGCCCCCACAGACCCACTTGGTCAGGCTGGCGCGCAGCGAGCTGGCGCATCAGCAGCATCTGCAACTGCGCCTCAATCCCGTCTAGGCGGGTGACCAGCTCCGGCGACGTTGCCCCCGTCATTGTGTCAGCGTGCCTCCGCGGAACTCGCCAAATACATTTGTCCCGCCGTCGCTGGTCAAGCCGGTGTAGCCGCCCGGCGTCGGATCGAAGCGCCACGGGTCCAGCACGCGCCAGAACACCACGCTGCCATTGACGACGACCGTCAGCGTGTCAGCCACGACTTGCGCCGCCAGCCGGTCACCGCTGCCCAGCGCGACCTCGTAATCGTCGCCGATGCGGAACCAACGGCCATCTGCCAGCATCCAGATGCGCATCACACCCAACCGTGGTACATACTCAACCTCAACCGCGCCGTCGCCGATGCTATCGGCCGACTGCGAGAGGAGGACAAGACCGAGTTTGTTGGACTGCCGGTCGAGCTGCTTGATCCGCACGCTCACCAGCTGATCGCGGCCATACGCTTGATTCCAAAGGATGGCTCCACCCGTCGTGGACGTGATAGTGGTACCGTCAAACTTGTATCCCGCCAGGTTGCCGCGCCAGCTGCCTGTGGCCGGTGGCGTCGGCAGCGGTGAAACGGGTGTGGGCAGCGGCGAAACAGCCGTCGGCACAGGCGTGTTGGTAGGGGCGGCTGTCGGGATCGCCGTCGGCGTGTTGGTAGGTGTACTCGTGGGCGTTGCAGTTGGCGGCACCGGCGTGGGCTCTGCCGGTGCAGTGTAGCAAATCGTAAACGTGCCGCCGGCAGCCGTGGGCACCGTGACACAGTCCTGCCGCCTTCCTTGCAGCTGGGCCGCCGGCGCCGCCCATGCCGGCCGCCCGTCAGGTGGCAGCAGCAGCCATAACAGGGCGAGCAGCAGCCAGGCGAGGACGGCGATCAGCTCGCCTGCGTGTCTGTGCGGGGCGTTTCCCGGGAAACGGCTTGTGACTCGTTGCAGCAAAGATTGAAGAGTGTTTGGCATCGGTTCACCATCTCATTTTTGAATTGTTCACCATCGGCCGCCGCCTGTTCCCATTCCTGGCGAAACTCGGCTGGTACGGCGGCCGCAGCCTCCAGACATACCGTCATGTAGCGGCCGCCGGCAGACTCAATGTCATACATGAGCTGCGACAACCGTTCGGCCTCGTGGGCCAGCGTCCACTGATTTCGTCTACGCATGCCCGTCTAGCCACCCAAAGCCTGCAAACAGCAGGAACAACGCCACCAGGTCGAATGCAGCCGACAGCCACAGCGCCATCGGGGACGGTATGTCCCAAATGTTGTGACTGTCTATAGCGTTCAGAATGCCCACCACGAGAAACACAGTGGCGGCCAGAAAGGATAAGAAGCCCATGAGCCACAGCAGCTTATTCGGCTGCCTGTTTTGGAGCCGCTGCACATCACTGCGGAGACCCTGCACGTCATGGCGCAGCGCCTCAAACTCTTGCAAGAGTCCCGTCGGCCGCGCTGGCGGATCGCCGTAGAGAATCCGCTCGAAGCGGCTGACCGCCGCCTCTATGCGATCGACGGCGTCGAGTATGTTGTCGCTGGCCATGGTTATGGCAACAACAGCTTGTCCAGGCTTTCAGACACCTGGGAGAACGCACCGGCGTTGGTCAGCATCAAGTAAAACGCCACCAGCAAGCACACAGCCACCACGACACTTATAATCGCCCGCCCTCGCTGCGAGAGCCCTGACCACCAACCATTGATGTATTCACGCATATAAATCACCTCTGAGTAACAAAAAAGGCGCCACCAGGTTTCCCCAGTGGCGCCCTATCACGAGCCAACCACAAATGTGCTGTTGATCTCACCCGCGCACGGTATGAGGCGCAGGTCGTATAAGAGGTTTTGGTTTCGGTGGATCAGGCGAAGAAATATCGTCGGTGCGCATGATTTCCAACCGAACGTGTTCGCCGCGGCCGTGCAGCGTAAGTTGCCAGCCTCCAGGACTCGCCAAGAGCCCGGGCAGCTCGTCATTTAGCCTGGTGAGTATGCGTGCAAGTGCGGCGGTCACACTTATGTAGTGTAGCACGGTTGTGCTAGAAATACAATGACTTTACGGCAATTTGTCAGGTATAATAGTCCTGAAATGAACGTGCTGCACGTGTTGAACGCGCTCTATAGAAAGCTTAATAATCCCGGTGCCATCGTGCGGATTGACATGGACCAAGACGCACATGGCGACAACTGCAAGGTTGTCGTGATCGCCGGCGGTATTTACGCCGCCGGCGTTGTCGATGCTGCGGACTGGGACAACCCTGACCAATTAATCGACGAGGTTATAAGGCACTTCGAGTCCGTTGCCCAGTAGCCTTATACCCGTCCAGTACCGCCACACCTCGGGCATTGCGTCCCGGAGGCAGTCGGTGTAAAGCTTCTTGTAGCCTCTTCAATCGACTTAACAGCATACTCTCTGCGCCGAGTGGGTACTCGCACCACGATCACAAGCACATCATCATCTGTGTTGGAAATGGGAAAGGCCTGTACATCGAGCTCCCTCCGGCCGCTGCTGGCATACTCCTGAGCAAGCTGACGTGCATGATGCTCATTCATGTCCGTTTCCTTCCGTTAGTCATTGCAGGGATCCTTCCTTGATTGATTCGTTCTTGCCGCAACTCGTCATAGAGCCTCTGCGTTGCCGGGCTCCGGCGGAGCAAAGCCCGGCCATCAAGAGGAAAAGTTGGTGGGGGGTTCTGACACTGCTCGACCGATTCGTAGAGCTCGATAAACGTATCCGCAAAAATGCGCCGGATGATGTCCGGATCGATCAACCCTCCTTCCCAGCACACCGCAACGAGTTCCAGCGTATTGGCCGTCTTCCGCACGTCTTCCCATACTGGAGCAGAGGGATTAAGGAACGATGTCCGATCAAGGTATTCCCACATGGGCAACAGAAGCTGCCGCTGCTGAAGCAACGTTTGCTGCGCGTGTAAGCTCCTGGTGAGCTGCCGCTGCTGTACCTGCGTAAAAATCGTGACGATCAGAGCAATGAGGGCCAATACAGTGCTGATCGCTGCTGCATTGGAAGTAATGATTTGCCAAAGGTCCATAATCAGTCCGACGCCAACTGCAACTCGCCAACCATCTGGGCCACGTTGCTTAGCTCAGCAGCCACATCGTCTGTGGATTCGACCAGCTTCTCCAGTCGCTCTGCCATCCTGTCCAGCAGCAGCCGGGAGCGTTCCAGTTCTACGGCCTGCGCCAGCGTGGCCAACACCTGCGCCTTCCAGAGATACTGCGCCTCGTTGTCTGGTTCTTGCTCACCCAAGGTCAAGTAAAGTTGAGCACGATTGATGTAGAGGTTTTCAGACTCCGTGTGCTTCATGGCTCCTAACCTCAAACCTTACAAGATGACGCCTTTGACCACTTGGCGCGATAATGCCGGAACCGCTGGCTACCGCGCCAGCCACGGCAGGTAGAGGGGTGGATCTGTACCCGGAACGGACGGCCCGACCATGATCTCCATAGAGCGAATGACCTCCGTTGCGTGTTTGTTGTATTCATAGCGTTTGCAGACGCCACTATCGTAGATAGTGCAGTCAACTATGTTGGTAGCTCCATTGTTGTTGTTTCCAACAACATCTCGCATCCATAGCCACGATACTAACCACCTGCCTTCCGCCGAATACTGTGGCCATACGGCTGCACATTGCAGGGTAGCATCGCGTTCCGAGACCTCCAGCCAGTCCTGACAATCTCGTGACTCGTTGTAACCCAGCTCGTGTGTAAATCCGATTTGAACAGCCCGTACACCTGAGAGGTCATCAGTGATGTGCAGCGTGAATGTCACTGTCTGCGGAGCGTTGGACGTGTCGATCTGGTAACGATCGGCAGCGGCCGCCACCAGCACCGGTGGCGT